CCCGTGGGTATGATAACAGGCGCAGCAGACACTTTCAAGTCCCCTGGCGTCTATGCTACTGGCGGTCCAGCCGTTACCCTGGGTGACATACTGCAGAATCCTTCTAGCGCATTCTCCACCATGCAATCAAACGCAAGCGCTAACGCTGCAAGCATGGCAATCCAGGCGCTGACCTTCAACGCAGGTGCGAAAGTGTTCAGAAAAGTAATGTCCAGGCCGTTCAGAGAGGCTAACAAGGTCATCAAGCCTCTAGGTCTTGGAGTGAGGTTGTGATTTTATGGCGACAAACACAGTTGTAGGAAACTTAGTTTGCTCTGACGGGACAAACATTCCACTAAAGGCAGAGATCGCCGAAGACACAGAGGCAGATCTAACCACTGACACAGTGTACACAGTGGCGGCGCAAAACATCGGAGATTACGCACCCGGTAAAGTACTAGTTGGAGGCTCAGTACAAGCAGACAACGGCATTTCGTATGCCTACGTTCTATCACAGGGACTCATCGCCGCCATCATTCCAGTATCAGTAAAGGGTGTATCTCAAGAAATGCCTATGCTATGCGCTCCGTATCAGCTCAAAGCTGGTGACAAGGTAAGAGTCTTGACCCTGGACGCTACTTCCAGGAACGCAGCAGTTTGTACATACACCGCTCAAGGAGTTTCCAGAATCTTCGTGGCAACACCTGCTGGCGCTGCAACTCAAAACATGCTTGACCTTCAGACTGGCAACGCAATCGGTGACACTCTGCAAGGCCAGACAATTGTCAAGGCATTCGGATCCTCAATTGATGGAAGCAAGATCGAAACAATGGGAGCCTACGTTGTGGATGCCCTGGGCAACGTCGTCGGAGCCGTTCCTCTATCAGATCCCGCTGACAACGCACCGATCTTCTCGATGTCGTACAACATACCAGTCGCTCTAAACTTCAAGTGCCAGTTCTTGACAAACGCATAAGGTGGTTCAATGGCAAAGATGACTAAAGCAGCAGGAAGGCGAAGACTGTCTGAGATAATTAGCAAAGCGAAGAAGCTCTACATGGTTGGCTACATTAGCATGAAGGACATGGATGCTATACAAAGAATAGCAGACCTCCGAATAAAGCAATTGAAATGAGGTATCGGGATGCTTACCGCAGAGCAACAAGCAGCGTTAGGAGGCTACGGGCAATATGGAAGACCGCAACTGCCTCCACCATCTGGGTCTACATTCAGACCCTTTCCCGGTGAAATGGGGCGTCCGGGAAGCATAATGCCTAGTGCGCCTGTGTCATCATCACCAGGATCGATGGGAATAGTAGGCGACTTTCTGTTGATTGCGTTGCTAGGGATGCTAGGGTGATTACATGCCATTACCAGATGCGTCCAAAAAGAGTCCTAGAGTCTATACTCTGCTACAAAATCTAACGTTGGCAGACGTAACCTATGACACAATGAAAGACGTTGGCAACACAATCAACATTGAGGAGCTAAATGAGGATGAGCTTAGACGCTTGATTCTGGTCAATCTAGCCCGTCTTACTGTCAAACAAGAATGGAACGGGTTGCTATCATGAGTCCACCACTACCAGACGCATCAAAAAAGAGCCCAAGGGTGTACAGGAACCTCAAGACAAAGACCTTAGAGGACGTTACTTTCAGTAATGTAGAAGCTACAGGAGATCCCCTGAGCATCGAATTGCACAACGAGGATGAGTTAAGGAGATTAGTGTTAGTACAACTTGCACGACTTACGGTCAAATCCGAATGGACCGGTTTGTTAACTGCAGCGGGCGGTATGACCAGTTTTGATCTCTCTGCCGATTCAGGAACATCTGAAACAGTGACTAACGGTAGCGACCTAAAGATCCTGGGAGGCACAGGAATCTCCACGGCAGTAAGTGCGCCGGACACAATCACGATTACCAACACCGGAGCATCGACACAGCAATTCAACCTAGAGGCTGATTCAGGAGCTACGCAAATCGTCCCGACTGATGGGACTGGTACTCTCTCGATAGATGGGGGAACGGGAATCTCCACGGCAACAGGCGGAGCAAACGATCAGGTAGTCGTGACAAACACCGGCGTAACGTCAGTTGCTGCGGGTACTGGAATCAGTGTAACTGCCAGTACAGGAGCCATTACTGTTTCAGCCTCAGGAGGAGGAGGTTCAGCCACTTGGAACCCCAAGGTTGCCGTGGGCCCAATCAACTCCGGCTACCAAGATGCAGTGATCATTTCCAGGATTCCGCCCTGGGGAACAGATGAACAAACGTCTAACGTTACTGGCAACATTACCGAGGCCACGCCCCAATTCTGGCCTTTCATGATGCCAACATCAGCAGGCATTGACAAATTAACCATTGGAATAACGACCTCTGGAGATGGTCAATACGACATAGCAATCTATAGCGACGATGCGGGGCTACCGGATTCAAAGATCGAAACTTTTCAGATGTCCGACTCGTCATACGCAACTGGTAATTTTGGTATTTCTAGCAGTAGCTCTCACAGTTACACAGAGGGTAGGCAATATTGGTTAGGAATCGTAAAGACTGGGGGTTCTGGAAACGTCCAAGTCACATACGAAACAGGATCAGGGCTTATGGTGGCCCCGTCCTACCTTAGTGGATCTAGCCTCAACGGAAATCTAACGCTACGATGTTGCTTGAACCTAAACGGTAGCGCAAACACATTACCGGCTACCGTCACAACGTCCAGTTTGTTCGGTTCTACTCAAGGCATGATAAGGACAGCCTTACAATTTACATGAATTTAGCTCTCACACCCCCCCCTAGGGAGGTATTTTTTAGTTTCTTTGAAGGATAGTATTCAGTAAATCAGATATTCCGCTAGTTATAGCACTCCCAACGGCTTGAGTTTGCTCTCCTGGGTACAGAAGTACTTTCGCCGCTCTGTATTGTGATAGATACTCTTTGATAACTTCTTCAGAAGTTTGTTCACTACCTGTCAAAATTAACGAAAATGCAACGCCGCCTATTCCCAACGCTGCTACTATAGATAAGAAAACCGCCATACCGCTAACGTCTTTCATCAAATCCACCATCGGTGTAGATATTGACTCAAAAGAATGTGCTATTACATATTGATCTACTGCTTCTTGCATTGGTCTGGACAATGCTATTTCGTGTCGGATTACTTGGTCTGGTTTTGGCTTTGGCATTACTGCCATCGTAGCGCCTGACGACATTCAACGTTTTGGTCGATGTGATACTGTAAATCCCTTGTAACACAACCACAATGAAGGCATACGTCCATGACTTCGACGTGGCTAGTTTCCTCTTCTGATTCCATCCAATCGTCAGGGGATCCGTGGTCGTCCTCTCCTATCTGATCTAGGGGTTCCGCATCAACCTCGTTTAGAGCCTGGTCAATCTCGTTCACAAGTCCGAAGACCATCTCCATTATTCTGAGCCACTTTTCCTCTGCCATAGTCCCCACCACTTTCTTCGGTTCTTTAACTCATCTAGCTCCGCATTAGTTTTTTGCAGTTCCTCTGTCAGTTTGTTAATCATCGCATGTAGATTACCGACTACACGGATTTCTCTCTTGTAGTACTTGGACCCGCAATTAACGCAAGCCAACGTTACGGGATCTCTCTGAACCCCGTCGTGCAGTTCCTGCCCCATTGTAACGACGTTCTCCGTCCAGAAGAATTCAATGGCATCAGACACGCTCTTAGACGCTCCCCCTAGCTTTCTAGGGTACTTGTATGCCCTAAGTAGCTTGGAGGCTTTAGGCGTGAGGCTAAAGCTATGCGTAGCGGGCATTAGACCACCACCAGGACGGATGGGAATGGTGCCCTTTGCCCAGTCCAAAATTTCATTCTACCCTGTAACATAAAAAAATGCGATCCGTTCTCATGCAGTTTCCTATACCATCTAGTGCTTGAGTCATGCTTCAACAGCATTACTATCGTTTTCCCCTTCTGAGCCTCGTCTATGGCCTTCTCTACCCAGGGCATAGGGTTACTGTAGGGCGGATTAACAAACGTCTTATTTCTCCACTCTAGATCTAGACCGTTGAAGTCCGCATGCAACGGACACGGGTCAAACCAGTCGTCAAACACTTTCACAAGCCATACATCAGTTGGGTAATCGTCCATAACATTCCTAAAGTATTACCAGTTTTAATTCTATTGCGTAATATTACAGTCGGCGAGAACAATGAAGATAGATCGCACTGATTGAAATCAAGTTAGTGCGGTAGAGTTACCACTAACAGAAGGAAACTGACCGCATCCGTACCCAAATAAGAAGATTAGCATTATGATGCAGATCATCCGTCCAAAAAAATACCCAATTTTGATAAGTCGGGTGCGGATAGGGAAGGCGTCACGGAGGCGTGGGGAATGGAGATATCACTTTTTGCCGTCTTAGCCGTTTTTGTGGTGTTGCAGGGTGCCACTATCCTGCTCACGTTGTTCCTTGCGTCCCGTGGCACAGGTTTGGTACTAGATCTCTTCCAGGATCTTGACGAGAAACTAGCGGGAGCCATCAAAGGGCTTGTTGAAACTGGCGGTATTGCAGGAATCGAGCCAGTCAATCCAATTCAGCAAATGATTGCGCAAGTGATGATGAGCAAAATGCAACAAGAGCTACCCCAACGAAACCCCAACGGACAGTTCAAGGAGAACGTTGAATAGGCTAGCAAATCTCAGCGGGATCTATGGCACGTAGAAAAGCGACACGCCGAAGAAGAAGCCCAAGAACGTTCAACCTGTATTCTGCAGCGGTAGGATATGGAAACCTAGCGATCCTAACTCAAGGAATTGCAGGCACCTCGCCCGTGGGTATGATAACAGGCGCAGCAGACACTTTCAAGTCCCCTGGCGTCTATGCTACTGGCGGTCCAGCCGTTAC